TCAGCGAGGTGATTCGTTCGCGTGCCACATTCTTGAGTAGCGATGCCGGTTCTCTTCCACCCACGTCCCCGCGAAGAGATGCGCCGCCTTCAGGAACACGGGCGCGTCCGGGTTGGACTTCGACTCCCCGACCGTCGGGTGGAAGTACGCCGGCGGATAGAGCGTCACATCGTCGTACTGCGTGACCACCCGCGCGATCAACCCCGGCCCCGCCTGGTCACCCACATACCTCCGCTCGAAGAACGACTCCTCCACCATCGCCACGGCGTGCCACATCGCGGGGTGGTTGGGTGGGAACCCCATCGCCGCGTTGGTCACGATGTCGAGCTGCTCGCACGCCGCCCACGCCCGTACCTCGGGCGGGCACATCTCGTCGAGCGGACGGATCGGCTTCACGTCGGTGTCGAGATAGACGCCTCCGAAGCGGGCCAGAAGTTCCAGCCGCAGGATGTCCGATCGCATCACGCAGCCGGGCGTGCCGCCGACGCTGCCGCAGGCCGCCCATGCATTTCGGTTGAGGATCGGCGGCAGGTTGTCGTCCGTCCACCGCCGCATCTCCCAGTGCGGGTTCATTTCGGCGAACCGGCGACGCCAGCGCCGCTGGTGCAGGGGCATCTCACCCTTGCCCAGCCAGATCTGGTGCAGGACCCGCGGGATTGGGGTGGCGGTTGCGGTCGTGCTCAAGCCACAGCCTCCGCCGCCTTGCCGCTCGCGAACCCGAACGCCCCGCCGTGGGCCTTGGCGGCTTCTTCGCTCTGCTCGAAGAGAGCCCAGTGGAACGGCACCACGTCGCGGAAGTGTCCGTGGTCGCGGACCACGCGAGTGAGGAACCCCGGCCCGCTCTGGTCCCACACGCCGCGATAGACCAGCACCGAGTGCGGCAGGTCGCGGATGGCGTGCCAGAGCATCGGGTGGTTCCGCGTTGCGCCGAGCACCGATGGCGAGAGCATGTGCGGGCGGCTCGCGCCGTGGCTGGCGATCGTGGAACAGAGCGCGCCAACCCCGGCGACGAGTTCATCGAGCGGGCGCAGCGGGAGGCGATCGGGATCGACGAACACGCCGCCTTCGCGGGCGAGCACTTCGTAGCGCAGAAGGTTCAGCCGCGCCGCAGACGCCGCGGGCTCGCTGAGGTCGAGCGTCTGCTGCCACTGATCGTGGTTCAGGATCGGCGGCCTGTTCTCGAGCGTGAATGTGACGACGTCCCACTCGGGGTGCAGCGCCTGCCATGCGTGCTTCCACGCAGCAAGCCGCTGACGATCAGGGGACTCGGACAAGTCGGCCGTGTAGATGACCTTCGGGATCATGCCTTCACCTCTTCTTCGCTGCTCAAACCGCTCTGCTGCCACTTCGCCGGAGGCACGCCCTCCATGCCGCCCTCGATGAACGACGACGCACCCTCACCGAGCGCCACGGACTGCTGGGCGCTGCCGGAGCCCGAGCCGGAACCGGGCGGGCCGGAACCGCTCTCGCTGCCGCTCGCACTGCCCGAGGAACTACCCGATCCCGACGAGCTCCCCGAGCTCGACATGGACGAGCCGCTGGACTTGCCGCTGCCGGACCCGGACCCGCTGCTGCTTGAGGAGCCTGATCCCGAGCCAGAGCCAGACCCTGATCCAGAAGCCGATCCCGATCCGGTGGCCTGCGTCGCGGGCATGTCGTTGTGGACCCACACGCCGTCGGCCAGGAACACGTTCAGACCGGGCACATGCACCGCGACCGTGGTGACGCGATCGCCGGCGCGGACGACCGTCTCGACGCGTTCCTCGCTGAGGTCGTGCTGCACGAGATAATCGCCGGCGAGCACAAACTCCGCCGACACGAACCCGACCTCATCGCCGCGGCGCAGGAGCACCGGGTGCTCAGGCGTGAGCCGCAGGCGGCCGTTGATGGTGATGAACCCGTCGTGCGTGCCGATCTTCACGCTGGCCACGGAGCCGGTGACCGGCGTGAGCACCGCTTCGGCTCGCTGACGCAGCCACTGGTACTGCGCCCGCCACGGCACATCTCGATCGAGGCCCGCCACATCAAGCGCCGCGACGCGGTCGCCCGGCTTGAGATGCTCGATCGGCACGGTCTGGCCCGAGGCCAGCCGCACAGGCGTTCCCGCCAGCACGCAGTTGGACCCGGGTCCCGAGCCTCCGGGGCCGGAACCACCCGGCCCGCTTCCCCCAGGGCCCGACCCCCCCGGCCCAGAACCGCCAGGGCCGGAGCCTCCGGGACCCGAGCCGCCCGGGCCGCTTCCGCCGCCACTGGACCCGCCCCCGCCCGACGACCCGCCCCCTGAACTGCCCCCTCCGGACGATCCTCCAGAGGACCCGCCCGAGGACATGCCCGAACTCGCCCCCGACGACATGCCGCTGGACGCCCCGGAACTCATGCCGGACGAAGCGCCCGATGAGCTCATTCCCGACGAACTGCCGCCGCCGGAGCTGCTCATGCCGCTGGAGCCTGCGCTGCTCGACATTCCCGAGGACGACATGCCACCGCTGCTCGACGGCGTATCGCTCGGCGTGCTTGACGGCGTCTGCGTCGTGCCCGGCGTGTTGCTGGTGAACGCATCGGTGGTGTAGAACGTCAGCGTCGGCGTGCCGCCCGGCCCGGTCGTGTAGATCACATCGCCCGTCGTCGAGTAACTCGGCGGCATGCTCGGCGTGCTGGTGGGCGTCGAGTACGTGCTATACGACGAGTCGGGCGACTCCGACGGCGTCGAGTAGTTGCTCGAGCCGCCGCCCTGCGGGGCGCGGCCCGTCGCCCAGACCGGGATATAGAGGTAGTAGCGCGTGGGGCCGTCGCTCATCGTGCGGCCTCCTGGGGCTTGGGATTGGGCTCGTACCAGCCCTGCGTGTTCACGGGCTTGCCGCACTCGGCAGACGCGGCCGCAACGGCATCGGCGAACTCCATACGCTCGAAGACCTGCAGCTCGCTGCCGGGCGAACAGTTCACCACTCGAAAGCGGTGCTTCTCGAAGTGCGGCTTGAGAGCATCGAAGCGCCGTGCCAGCGAGTCATAGAGCACGTTGTTGTGCCGGATCGCGTTGGCGGCCCGGTTCTCGGCGAAGGCGTACTTGCGGTCCTCGGCCATCTTGAAGTCGCAGCCCAGCAGGTACACAGTGCTGAAGCCGAGGTAGTGCAGGAGGCGGAGAGCCACGAGCATGACCGAGCGCTTGCCGGTGATGCCCAAAGAGTCGGGGTTCTTCGCGTCGTTGCCCCACGGGACGCTGTCTCCGGTCAGGAACCGCTCATGGTCGAAGTGATCCGCACGACGGAAGAACATGACGCTGGGCATCTGCCGGACCCTGAACGCGCTGTTGCGCATCACGCCGTCGGGGCCTTGGATTCGGAGCCGCTTGTCCCACGTGCACGTGGGCACGAACTTCAGGATGCCCGGGTCCTTCCAGCCGGTATCGATGAAGCGGCCAGGATCGTCAACGCAGGTCCACAGCGTCGGACGATGCACCGCCCAGGCGTTGTTCACGGCCATCGTGACGATGCCGCGCTTGTTGAGCGCGGCGAGGTCGATCTGCGTGAGCGAGGGCCCCGACAGGATCAGGAACGCCGAACGCCCGCGGTAGAACCCGCCGAGCGACACGGAGTCGAAGTCGGCGGTGTAGAGACGCAGGCCGTCTTTGGCGGGTTTCTTCGCCTTGAGTCCGGCCTGGAGTGCCGCGATGTCAGACTGGTTTTCACGCACCGCAGCACCCCCCATCACTTCCGCCCTTGAAACGCCCGACGATGAACCGCCGCTCCGCCCGGGGGTTGATCACGGTGGCGACACGCCCGATGCGGTCGAGCCACCAGTCCAGCGGGCGCACTGTCGGGTGTAGGCCTTCGCCGGCGACGGTGGTCTTGCTCGGACGGGTGCAAATCGAGAACACGAAGTGGCCGCGCGGCTTGGCCACGCGGCGCATCTCCGCGAGCACCGCGTCCACGTCCTCGGGGAGCAGATGCTCGAGTGCGTCAAAACTCGTGACGACGTCCGCCACGCCCGCGTGCAGCGTGGTGCTGTGCATGGGACGCACGAGGTCGGCATCCGGGAACGCGAAGTCCACACCAAGCCCGTCGATCCCGAGGCGGCGCAGCGCACGCACGAGGTCGTTGCGGCCGCATCCGAAGTCCACGACAAACCTCGGCTTGAACTTCTGGATGATCGGGACGGCGAGTCTGCCGTGGTTGGTCGAGCCGTACGTCGAGCCGGGCTTCGTGGCCAGGGCCACGTACTTGGCTCGTTCTTTCTCGCGGCGAGTGTCCAGAGTCGTCGGGGTCGGGGGGGTCGTCATTCGGCACCTCCGATGTAGAGGTTGAACTTGCGGTCCTCGTCGGCAGGGTCGGCGATCTCGATGAGGCTCATGGCCTCGAAGACCCACACGGGCTTACCCTTGCTGTTGCGCTCGCAGGTCAGCTGCACGCACACGCCCTCGGGAATGGGCACGAGCTTGGGCTTGAGCGACCGTGCCGGCGGGCACTTGGGGAGCACACCCGGCAACTCACACACCGGGCCGAGCCCGAGCAGGCCGCCGAACCCGGAGCCGGGCTCGGAGTCATTCATGTGGTGGGCCTCGAACCGGTTGAGCGCCAGCCGCGTGGGGTCTTCACCGCCGCTTGCGAGCTGCGACGACAGGCCACCCTCGATGGGCACATACCGGAGATAGGTCTCGCTGCCGGGGTTGCCGTCAATCTGGGCTTCCACCCACGGATAGCGCCAGCGGTTGCGCTCGGTCGGGATCGCCTGTGCCGCGCCGAGAATCGCAGTCACTCGCCCGGGCGACGGGCGGCCGAGTTCAAGCACCGCCCACTTCTCGCCAGTGCCGTCTTCTTTCCAGAGGATCGGGATGCCGCCCATGGGCGTGCTGGCGAGCACCGTCTCCTCGGCCGCGAGCTCGCATGTGGTGTCCGTCTCGTTGGTGATAAACACCCGCGCCACCGTCACGCCCGTGAGCACGCAACGCCCGAGCGTGTTGGGCTTGATGGGCTGGAGTGCGACGACGAACGCAGGACCAGCAGTTTCCTCCGTGGCGATGTCGCCCGTCAGTGGCGTGCGGCTCTGGAATGTCCGCTCCTGGTCGTCTTCGCCGGGCTCGACGAGCACGCCGGTGATCGCCAGCGCGTGATACGGCTCGATCTCCTCGCCTGAGTCGTTGCGGACCAGCACGATGCCGCGCTGGGCAGACTCGACGAGCGGGCCCGCGACGGCTTCGCCGCGACCCTGACGCCGGCGCAGATCGACCGCCGCGTCCACGAACGCGTTGTACGCGCCAGCGGGGAGGCGGAGGGGATCACCGGATCGGACTTTGCGCAGGTCGTCAGGCATGGTTGAAGGGACTCAGATCCCCAGTGCTCCAAAGTTGGCGTCGTCGTACACACGCTCGACATAAGCGGCGATGGGCTTCTTGATGATCGCGCCGGACCCGGTGTCCTCCGCGTCGGCGTAGCGGACCCAGAGGTACTCCCACCCCTTCTTGTTGATGCCGGTGATGGAGCCGACCGAAAGACCGGTCTCGTTCGGACTGGCCGCGAACCGAAACGTGATCTCCCAGTCGTCGTCGGGCCCATCCCCGCGCTTCGAGCCGCTTGCACCGAGGAAAAGCACCTCGCCGGGCGCAAAGCCCTTGAACGCCCCGGCGTTGGTCTTGCCGGTGCAACTGAAGATCGCCCCCTTGTACGCCCCGGTCACCTGTGCATCGCTGAAATAGTGCGTCTCGGAGAACTGGTACACGGGCACGGTGATGTCCACGCCATCAACGCCCTCGGCGGTCACACCGATCGCACCGCCAAAGTCCGGCGCGGTCGATCCGGACACCGCCCGCGCCTGCACCGTGTCTTTACTCTGGGTGATGTGCTGCGTACCGCCGCCGGTCTCAAAGTTGAATGAAGCCTCGCTGGGCGTGGGGGTCCCGCCGCTGTCGCTGGAGCCATAGCGGACGGTCACGTCCCACAGTTGCGGACCGAGCGGTTCGATTTGCACGTTCTGCCGAGCCAGACTGTCGTAGGTCGCGGGCGAGGCTGTCTGCGCCGCGTTGCGGGCCACGAGATCATCCGCAGTGCCGCGCACGATGTAGCCGAGCTCCGCAGACGACTGCGATGCTTGGTTCGCCTTGGTGGAGCGGCGGCTCTCGAACTTCTCAAAGACCTCAACCGGCACGAGCGATGACCTCCTTTCTGATCAGGCGAACCGCAGTCCGTTGTCCACGCTGGCATCCAGCAGACGCTTGGTGTTCTTGGCCGTCGCCTCCGTGGCGGTGGCCGTGCGCTCGGCGGCATCGCCACCAGTACCAAGCCCCGAGACGGCCGCGGAACTGAACGTGCCCGTGACGCTGATGCCCTTGCCGATGGCCGCGCCGAGTCCCGAGAGCCGATCTTCGAAGTCGGCCAGCAGGTCGCGCTGCGGGCGACCCGGTCCCTTCTCGGCGTCGGCGGCCTCGCGTTTCTTGCGGGCTTCTTCGATTGCGGCGGCGAGTTTCTGCTTGGCGGCATCGAGCGCGGCCTGTGACTCAGCGAGCCCTGCCGCCGTGTCCTTGCGCAGGGCTTCCTGCGCGTTCTCGAAGTCCTGTCCGATGCCCGCCAGCGTCGCCTCGTGCATCACGGCGGCGTCGCGGCGCTGGGCCTCGCGTTCCTTGTCGCGTGCGGTCACCGACTGCTGGGCAGCGTTCTCCAGTTCGACGAGGCGGGACTCGAGTTGCTGGTCAACCGCCTTCTTCGCGGCTTCAACGTCGAGCCCGTCATCGAACAGCGCCTGGATCTCCAGCATCCGCTTGGCGACCCAGCTCGACGCCTCCTCCCAGATCATCTGGAAGCCGGTGGCGAAGTTGGTCCATGTCTTTGACAGGAGGGCGGTGGTCTCGATCCACGCGACCTCGAGGGCGTGGAAGACGATCTCGGCGGCAGCGAGCGCGCCGTACCACATCGAGTACGCGGTCGAGACGAAGAACTCCTTCGCGCCCAGCCACGCCTTGTTGAGCGCCGCCACACCCTGTTGCCAGATGACCTTCAGCGACAGCCACAGGATCTCGGCGGCCAGCGCGATGTCCCCGGCGGCGAGGGCGTCGGAGATACCGCCGACCACCTTGCCGACCCAGTCACGCAGCTCGGTGAACTTCTCCGCGAGCCACGACAGCGCCTCGCCACCAGCGCCGGTGACGACCAGCAGCGTGCCGCCGAGTGCCACGATCGCGGCGATGGTCAAGCCAACCGGCGTGAGGATCGCCCCGATTGCGGCCCCGATCAGACTGAACGCCGTGCCGATCCCGCCGATGACGGCGGCCACGATGCCAAGCGCCGCGCCGATGCCAGAGATGATGTAGCCCAGGCCGACGATCGCGATCCCCGCGACCGCGACGGCTGCCGCGACTTTAAGGGCCCAGACCACGGTCTCTTTGTTTGCCTTCACCCACGCCGTGGCGCTCACGACGATCCGCGTGAACCGCTCGGTGAGATCCTTGATCGTCGGTGCGAGCGCCCCGCCGATGGTGAACACACCCTGCTTGAGCACCTTCCAGAGCGTGCCGAGGGCATCATTGAGTTCCGCGGCATCCCGGGCGGTCTCCGTGCTGACGGTGAGCCCGAGCTTGCGGGCCTGCTCCTGCATCTCGTTGATGCCCGCAGCCCCGTCGGCCATGAGCGGCAGGAGCTTCGTCCCGGCCTTGCCGAAGAGCTCCATCGCCATCGCGGCCCGGAGCGCCGGGTCCTGGATGCGGGAGATGCGGTCGGCCAGGAGCTTGAACTGCTCGTCGGGGGAGAGCTTTGCCAGGTCCTGCACCGTCAGGCCGAGCCGACCGAGGGCCTCGTTCGCCCCTTTAGAACCCTGCGACGCTTCCGTCAGCGTCTTCTGCATAACGCGGAGGCCGTTCTCCAGCGTCTCCATGTCCGTGCCCGAGAGGTCAGCCGCGTAACCGAGCTCGCTGAGGGCCTCAACACTCAAGCCCGTGCGGGCGCTCATCTTGTCGAGTGCATCGCCGGAGTCGGAGAAGGCCTTCGCGGTACCGAGCAGCGCGGTGATCGCCGCGACGCCGATGCCCGCCATCTTGGTGCCGATGGACCGAAGCCCCTCGCCGAAGGCTTCGAGCTTCTTCTGGGCCGCCTTCAGCCCAGCCGACAGCTTGTCGCTGACGCCCAGCTCAACGAAGGCCCGCCCGGCTCGGATGCCCCGCGTATCGGCCACGTTCAATCACCCTTTCTTGATCGAGTTCCGCCACAAGAGCGGCAGGTTGGGCCGCTCCTTCTCAAGCGCCGGAGCCATGTACGGCCGTGGCGCGATCTTGACCTTCTGCGATGTGAGCTTGCCGCCCCGTCTGCGGAACACGACGGTGTCGCCGCCATACTCCAGGACACTCGGTGCCTCGCTCTTCTTGAAACCCACCGGCCCGACGACGACCGAGTCGTTGGGTTTGTCGTACCCAAAGAGGATCAGCCGACGCAGGCTGCCCTCGTGCGAATGGGGCGGGGCCCCGGGAGGAGCCGACCCCTTGCGTTTGCGGATGCTCGTCTTCGCCGCAGTGCGGATGAACGCGCCAGCTTTGCTGAGCACCTTCCGTTTGGCGTTGTCGACCGCCGCCATGACGACGTGGCGATCGAAGAACATGTCCTTGATCCGCATGGTGATCACGCACCACTCCCCGCCCCCCCAACCGGACCGCCGTTCCCGCCGCCGGTGCCAGCGAGACCGCTGCCCTTCTCCAGGCCCTTGTTGAACGACGCTTCCTTCTCCTTGCGGAGACGGCCCGACCCGATGAACAGGCCGACGATGCCGGTGAGTGCCGGAAGCGCCGGCCCGAGCACGGGCAGGCCCGCGACGGTCGGTCCGACGGTGTCGAGCGCCGAGAGCGTGAGCTGGCCGAGCAGCCCGCGGATCTCGCCGGCCTTCTCGATGTTGCCCTTCCACTGCGCCCCGGTCGTCTGCGTGAGGTTGAACCAGTTCTGGTACTCCACCTCGGCCTCGTTGAGGCTCAGCGTCGACGGCAGGCCGGTGGTCTGCTGGATCGTGTTGGGCGTCTTGACCTTGACGATGTCGCCAAGGTCAAGGCCGGCGCACGACGCGAGCACGAGCGCCAGCAGGATCAGGGCACCGATGTAGACGTAATGGCGGGTCGAAAGGCTCTTCATGCGCGAGTCTCCTTGGCGACCTCCGGCATGCGGCGGTCGATGAACACGTCTTTGAGGACCGACACGTCAACCTTGACGGGTCGCTGGGGCTTGTTGAAGGGGTCGAAATCGGCGGGCTTGAGCAGGCGGGATCGCTTGGGATCGCGGGCGGTGTTAGCCACCACAGACATGACGGCGGCGGCGATCGACCAGTCGTGGCGCTGGCGGCCATCGAGCATGGCCATCAGCTCGCGGAGAGTTAGGGGCCCGGGGTCGATGCCAAGGGCTCCGGCGCACTGGTAGATGAACTTCCAGGCGTCGGCGGCTCTTGGAGCGGCGGAACCATCCGGTTCACGAGCCTGTCCAGCTCGCTCTCGCTGGTCAGCGTCTGGATCCGCTTCTCCGTCAGGTCGCGGGCCTTGTCCAGCACGCGGTTGGTGGCCTGGAGCACCCGCCCGAGGTTGGCCCGGTCCCTCGGGCTCGGGCAGAAACTGATGAGTTCATCCAGCACCGCCTGCGTGGCGGCTTCGATGGCGTCGCCCGCCATCGACTTGCCGAACTCCTCGTCCGAGACCCGGGGGGTGGCCGCATCCGCCTCGGGCTTGCAGACGGCGTAGACCACATCGCACAGGAGCACGGGGTCGCGGATGAACTTCTCGATGAGCGTCCCTTCGATGACCTGCATGAGGTCGACGCCCGTGAGCCCACGCACCCGCTTGAGCGTGGCGACGTTGATGTCCACCGTCCAGGGTCGCCCTGCGTTGTCCTTGAACTGTCTCACTTGTACCTCTCGTTTACCGTGGGTTAACATTCGTCATGACCCGTACCCCAGTCGATGCACGCAATGAGTACCGTGCCCTCCTCGCTCGACTTCTGCGCACCTCACGACGTGTTGTTGCCGTGTCGGGTAATCGGCAGCCGCTTTCGTTTCCGGATTGGCACCTGCTGTCCGAGGGTGTGCTGCTCACGGCCTGGTCCAGCTGGGAGGCATACCTGCGACAGCTCTTCATCCTGGACCTTGCGACGGACACTGCCGGAGTTCTTCGTCGCGACATTCGCGCCGCAGGATTTCGGTATACACAGTCTCCGCTGCGCCTTGCAGAAGCGATCGTCGATCATCCGGATCCCAGCCGATTCGTCGAGTGGAGCAGACTCGGGGACATCAAGGGGCGTGCGAACTCCCTGCTGGGTCCCACGCATCGATATGGCGCGATACCGCCCGCCCGTGAAACGACCATCGAACACTTGGTGAAGGTGCGCAATGCGATCGCGCACAACAGCGATACCGCCTGGGACAAGTTCAGCACGCTGATCAGAAACGCGCCGTACACGCTGACACCGTCGCAGCGGCGGGGAATCACTGTGGGGCGCTTCTTGACGTCGCATCGCGTGGGTGGAAGGACTGTGCTTCACCATTTCCTGCACGAACTCGGCGTTGCCGCATGTGATCTCGTGCCCTAGTGCCGAGCCGGCTGGGCCAATCGCTTGAACCAAGAGACGAATGACTCGTTGGGCGGGGCACTCCATTAGGTTCCTCCTATCCATGAGGGCGCCGTGGTCGAATACGTCACCTTCGCCGTCACCGACACCGTGATGGCCTCCTCGAGGGCCTCGCTGCGGCTGAAGTTGGTGATCGAGAAGTCCGCCTGCAGGCCCTGGCCCGCGGCCGCGTCGAGGATCTGCAGGCCGATGGGGTCGTTGTTGAAGAAGGCGTTCTTGATGGCGGTGAACCCGGCATCGCCGGTGTCCCAGACCATCTCGAACTCGACGCTCGCCTCCTTGAGCGTGGCGACCGTCGCCCGCCAGCCGTTGTTGGCCCGCGTGGTCACGTCCGCCTCGCCCGCTTCGAGGTTGAGTGTCACGTCGCGGGTGTTGCCCAGCGCCGTCCACGCGCCCGCGCCGCCCTGACCGCCGACCTTGTACTTGAGGGCGGCCTCCATGCCGAGCTTGATTGCCATCGCTGACTCCTTTCACTCGGCGCTGTGGCCGACCACAAAGACCATCTCGCCCGCCTTGCTCTTGACCAGAATGTCCGCCAGGTTCACCCGCTCGAAGTAGTACTGCGTGCCCGGCGCGACATCGATGGGGTCCGTCTTGCCGTCCGAGATCAGCAGGTCCTGCGTGTTCTTGTGCGACGCGGTGAGCGTGAAGGTGGCGATGGTCTTCTGCGTCGCCAGCGGCTTGAGCTCGTCGGTCATCGCCACGCCGAAGATGATCGTGTTGCGCATGGCTACCTCCGCTCCCGGTAGGTGACGCTCAGGACGCTGGTGAACACTCGGTGCTGCTCGAGCGCTTCGCTCGACACCACCGGCTCGTTGCTGATCCCGACCCACGCCGCGTCGGGAAAGCCCTCCAGCCGTGTGAACCTCAGGTGATCCGCGATCGCCTCGACCAGCACGAGCAACTCATCGATCGCCGCGTCCGCGCCATCGGCGGGGAGCTTCTTCTGCACGCCCACATCCACGACGTACTCGATGGCCAGGCTGTCCCGCGTCACCGGCGACATCTGCAGCGTGCGGGGAACCACCGAGACCCGCAGGTCCTTGAGGTCCTCCAGCGTGAACGCGGGCTGGTACATTCGGACGGCCGTGACCGGCTGCCCGAAGGACCCGGCGCTCACGTGCGCCGCGACGGCGTCGGCGAGGGCGGCGATCGTGCTCACGGCCCACCTCCGATCACCGGGGAGCCCGTGGTTGGCACGCTCTGGCGCGGCGCGTTGGACGTCAGTCCGGACAGCTTGCCCTCGAGGAACCAGATCTTGCGTTCCATCTCGGCGTACTGGGCCCGGATCGCGTGGGCCTCGCCGATGAATTCGTCGAGCCGCTTCTCCACCTGCTGGAGCTTGGTGGTGACCACGCCCCATTGGATGGTCATCGCGCCCGCCGCGAGCACGACGGTGACGACCACGCCGGCCCACCGAGCACTGCCGTTCTGTCCGTTGCCTTCTGCCATCGTTACTCCGTTGCGATGTGCTTGGTGTGAATCCGAAGAACCCTGCGGTACGGGTCGCTGTACCGGAACGGCGGCTGCCCTCCGGGCGCATTGACCTCGTACACGAACACTGCCGTCCCAACCGTCTCGCGCACCTGGTCGCCCGCCCGCGGGAGGCTCGGGCCAGCGCCCAGATCCAGGTCCCCCGTCCGCACGAGGAAGTCCCTCGACTCCACTCGGTGAATGAGCCCCGCGTCGTCGGCCTGCTCGAACTCGGTCTTGCCGATGGTGGCCTGGACTTCCTTCTCGTCCGTGCCACGCCGGTAGAGGACCGGGCGGGAGAGGTGCTGGTGACGCTGGGCATCGAGGAATGCCGCGCCGCGATCGAGCAGGTCGCCCACGCCGAACTCCTTATTGCTGCAGGCGAACGCGAACGACGGTGTCAGCGTCGACGGTGGCCTTCACCGCCTTGCCGATCAGCTTGTTCGCGCCGGCAGCCGCGTTCTTGGTGGCGTTCTGGGCGGCCACATCCCAGTACGTGAGCGTGCCCGCGGGGATGGCGCTGCCAGCGCCGACCGCCTTGTTGAAGTCGAAGACGCCGGTGACGGCGATCGAACCCAACTGGCCCGCCTTGATCGGTGCCTGCGTGACGCCGATGAGGTCCGCCTGCACCACCACCGCGCCGACGAGCACGTCAGCGCCGGGGGTGTAGTCGATCGAGCCGCCTTCCTGAACGAACTTTGCTGGTCCTGAAGCCATGCCTGAACCTCCATCTGTTGGTGGGCCATCGGTGTCGATGCCCGATTGCTGATCGATGCCGCTTTGAAGGTCGCCGGGGAGCTCTTCGCCGAGCCCTCCAGCGCCTGTGCTGACCTGCCCGGGCATGGCTTACACCTCGCCCTTGCTCTTGACGCCGCCGCGCGGGTCCTGCAGGTTGACGCCGAAGTCGTGGTAGCCACGCATCCGGACGCCGAGCATGTTGAAGTCCGCGTCCGAGGTCTCGACGGTCGGGGCCTCCTGGCCGTTGAGGAACGCCACTTCGATGACCGGCAGGTCGCTGGGGTCCGCGAGGAGGTACCACGCCTTGGCCGAGTTGCCCGTGTAGAGGGCGTTGGAGAGGTAGCGGCTGACCTCGATGCGGAACTTGCCCTGGTGCGGGTTGGCGACGGGGAACTTCGTGTTCGCGGTCGTGTCCCGGAGCTCGACGCTCTTGTAGAGCTGCGTTCCCATCGCCGAGAGCGCCGTAGGCACCAGCAGGATCGCGGGCATCACGCCGGTGGGCTTGCCGTCGGAGTCGACGAGGTCCATGAAGGCGACCTCGCCCTTGGTGAGGCCGTCGATGCCGAGGGCGGTGTCCGCGCCCGAGACGAAGTTCTTGTTGCCGGCGCTGAAGAACGCGGCGTTGTTCATGAACGCCGTCCAGAAGACGTCGTTGATCTTCAGGCCCGAGCCACGGCCGAGCTTGCGGGGGACCGTGGTGATCGCGCCGAGGTCATCGTTGATGATGTCGCGGCGGTCGATCGAGAGCATCAGGCCGTAGGTGTCGGCCTTGTTGGTGTAGGTCTCCTCGCCGAGCGTGCCCTGCTTGAGCTCGCCGCCGGGGGCGACCTGCTCGTACTGGTCCTTGCCAACCAGGCGGTAACTCGTGACGGTCTTGAAGTCGCTGACGTTGCGGACGGCGCAGATGCTCCGCCACACTCGCTCGACGCTGAAGAAGCCCTCGAGCAGGAACTTGTTGGCGACGTTGGAGAGGATGCCACCCACATCGATGGTGGTCATGCCCGCCTCGATGCCGCGTCCGAACGCGGCCTCGAGCACGCGGCGGCTGTCGCGGAAGGTGCGGCCGGTGTAGCCGTTGGCGATGGCGGCCTCGAACAGGAGTTCCTGCAGGCCCAGCCCGCCCTGAAACCGCTTGGCGGCGATCTCGATTGCCTGCGTGGAGCAGACCTTCTCGATGCCTTCGAGCTTGGCGCTCTGGAAACACGCGGCTTCGAGGACCTCGCTGGTGACGCTGGTGTCGGGCGCGTGAATGGCCGGGGCCTTGGGGCGGCTGGCACGCAGAACCTCGAGCTCCGTCCGCGTGGCATCCCAGTTGTCGCGGATGGCCTGGGCTTCGATCTCGCTGTGCTTTCCACCGCAGACCTTGCGGACGGCCGCGATGCGGGCGGTCTCAGCAAGCGCCGCAGCGCGTATCTGCTCGGGCGTCTGCTCGGTGGCGATGATTGGGGACGGGGTTGGATTGGAAGTCGTGGGGTCGTCGGCCATGACGCTGGGCTCCTTGTTCTGACGCGCGGCGATGCTCGCGCTGGTGCGGCCGTCTGCGCCGAGATCCACGAAGCTGATCTCGCCGAGCGTGGCCTTGCGGACGACGTTGACCGGGCCGGTGAGTTCCTGGCCGTTGACCGTCGCCTTCTGGTTGTCCTTGATGAATTCGAACTCATCGACGCTCGCGCCGACGGAGGCTTGCCAGGGGAAGCCATTCCGCGAGGACGCGACGACTTCCTTGGCGGCGCTCGTGTCACGCGAGATCACGCCCGTCGCCACGAGCTGCCCGGCCTCAACGCGGATCGAATCGGTATGGCCGACGCCCGACAGCGGGTCGTGCCCGAAGCGGATAGGGCGTGCCTGCGAGGGCACCGCCAAGCCCGCGAGATCGATCACGACCGGGTGACGCCAACCCGCGACGCGCATCGCGCCGCCGGTGTACGCGACCATCTTGAAGCGGGGGAGAGGCGCAGCCTGCCCATCGGCCGCAGCAACGACGGTGATGTCGGCGGTTGCGGTAAGCGTGAGCGCGGGGATGGACTTCTTGGGGTCAGCGGTGACTGGCACTGGCGGTCTCCTCATCAACTTGGTCTGCGGGATCGGCGTCCTCGGCGGGCGCGTTCGCGGCCGGAGCGGCAGCCGGTGCGGTTGGAAGCGCAAGGCCGAGTTCGTTCATGAGCGTGAGCTCTTTGGCGCGCTGGCGGAGCTCCTGCTCCCAGTCGCGGCCTTGCCGAGCGAACTCCGCGGCGAGCGTGGTCGTGTGGTTGGCCAGACGGGTCGCCTGCGCGTTTGCTTCTTTGGCGGGATCGACGTGCTCGACGCCATCCCAGAACCACGCGTGCTCGGGCAGGGTGGCGGCCCCCTCTCCCGTCAGCATCCGCAGGGATTGCGGAAGCAGCCCCTCGACAAGCACCGCCTCGTTGAGCCACGCCCTGAGAATGCGATCGAGCACGGCGAGCTGCAGATGGTGCTGCTCGACACGGATGCTCTTGTAGTACACCTGATGGTCGAGGCGACCGCTGGCGTAGTTGTACCCGGAGGAGTTGCCAGCCGCGACGTTGAACGGCATGTTCAGGCAGCGCGCGATCTCGTTGAGGATCTCGCGCTTGAACTCTCCGAACGTCGTGGTCGGCTGCTCGGCATGGACCTGGCCGAGCTTCCATCCGCCCGGAAGTACGGTGGCGAGACGCTGTTCGAGTTCCACCTCGTCCATCGGCTCCAACGGATCGGCCTCGCCGTTGGCGGGGCTGTCGGTGTAGATGACGGCGGCGAAGTTGGCGGCGGTCTCGGCGGCCGCGATGGTTGCCAATGTGTACCGGCGGAGCTGCGCGAACAGCGGGAGCGCTGGCGTGATGTCAGGGATGCCGCGGAGTTGGCCGGGCCGGTCCGGACGGAAGTAGTGCACGACGGACGAGGCGGGGAACGTGTCGTAGGCCGTGAGGTCGTCAATAGGCGTGCGGAACACTCCGCTGTCGCCTGGGTGGCGCTTGAGCACGCGGTAGGCAGAGGGGTTGCCCCACTGATCCAGAGCGATGCCGTCGATCTCGTCGTTGCGCCCGCGCCGGAGCAAGGGCGTGCAGACCTGGTCGGCTTCGATGAGCTTGAGATCAAGCGAGACGGGCGAGCCCGTTGACGCGATGCCGGGGTTGTTGATCAAAAGCGCGAACGCCTCACCGCTCTCTGCCCGGGCCAGCCGCATGGTGCGGAGCTTGCCGGGGAGGTCGACCGCCCGCGACCACTGCTCGAATGCATCCTCGATGCGAGCATTCGCGTCGGCGTCGTCCGTGAGCATCTGCAGCCGGGGACCGGTGCCGATGGTGTCATTGGCGAGCGTGAGGACGATGCCCTTGGCGTAGGAGTTGTTGGCGACCTCGTACCGGGCGCGGTTGCGGAGGACGCGCCGCACCTCCGGGTTGATCGCGGCGTTGGGCGAGAGGCCATCGGCGTTGGCCCAATGCTTGCGATTCTCCGGGGTGGTCTTGGCCGAGTCGAACTTGGCGACGACCAAACGACGGCCGCCGCGCGATCCACCTCCGTGCGGAGCACGCGACGCCGCCGGGGAGGGAAAGCCGGCCTGCGTCCCGCGACCGACCCGGCTCATGATGTTGACAATCGCTTTCAGCATGGGCGGGTCAGACAGAACCGGGGGGAACGATCTTGGCGAACTTGATGCCGAGGCCGGGCTTCCTCGCGGCGGCCTTGGACGCGAGGTAGCGGTCGGCCTCGATCTGATCCTTCAGCGGGTGCTGCTCGACGGACTGGCCGTCGACGGAGGCCTTGGCGGGCTGCTTCGCCGCCTCGCGCAGGGCTTCGTCATCGCTGGAAGGTTCGGGGGGCACGCCAGTACCCCTCTGCTTGCCTGCTGAACTTGTCGCGCAAAGACCAACATTTCCGCGCCGAAAGCAACGCGGATTGCTCGAAGCTCAAATGCCGATCAAGAACCGGGCGCACCTGGGCAGCGAACCGCTCTCGTGTGACGCGACAGCGACCGCGCAGGCGGTCTGCTACCCGCGGTCGCCGAGACCCATGAACCGCTCGGTGCCCCCGCCCCTCGTCCACTGCTCCCTGAATCGCTTCGAGAAGCGATCGGGCAGCGTCTTGGTCAGGCCCATCCTCTGAAGAAGCTCTTCGAGCGAGACGCCGCGCTCGGCCTGTCCCGTGTTGCCCAGGACGCGCCAGACGATCTTGTCCGCGGAACAGATCGACGCCTGCGCCTCGGTCTGCATAAGCGTCAGCGACTCCGCCTCGCCCGGATCCAACTTCTCCAGGTAATTCGGATCGAATCGTTCGCAGAACGTCTGGATGTCCGCTGGCGGAGCGCTGCGAACCTCAACGGCACCCGACGCGAGCTCCTGGGCCCAGTCGATCTCGTGCCGCTGTTCATCGCGCACGAAGAACTGCGACTCGTCAATCACGGTCTGTGCGAGCACAATCTGATACTTCTGCGTGACGGCCTGCCAGATCCCCAGCTCGAAGAGCCGCAGAACGACGTTGGTGTCAAGCAGGACTAAGCGAGATCGCATCATCCTTGACATCCTTGATGTCGTCCAGAGCCATCGCCTCCTGACGGCTCACGCCCAGATACTCCGCGGCCCGTCCCACCGAGAGCTCGCCCTCGCGCAGGGCCCGCAAGGCCAAGGCCCGGTACCGCTCTGGAAGCGATGGCGGCTGAGCATCCTCGCGGACATCGAACACGTCGCGCAGCGCCTTGCACACGGCGATGTCGGCCTCGGTGTCCTCACGCTTGCGGCTGAAGACGCCGTGAATGCGCCAAAGCAGAGCCTCGATCGACACGTCGAACTGCCGCGCGATGTCGAACAGCTCCGCGTGCTTGAGACCGCCCGACGACTTGGTCGCAGACGCGATCGCGACCCGCAGTGGCTCCTCAGGGATGAGAAGGCACGACGCAAACTTGTCAGCGAACTTCTCTTCCTGTTCCCCCGCCTCGTGCGCGCCGTCTCCCGTTCGGAAGATCCGCCACGTGAGCAGATGGAAGAGCTCATGCGCCAGGTCGTAGTTCCTCCGCCAGCGCTTGTTCTTGCCGTTCAGCAGCACCGCCATCCCGGAGTCCTCGCTCCGCGTGCACGCGGCCGTGCCGCTGGGATCGAACTGCAGGTGGAAGACCCGAATGCCGCACGTGTTCTCGAGCACATTCAGCAGGGAGAAGGCGGGACGCTGGCCCAAGTTCAGGTGGTTGCGCACGGTGGCCGCGAGCGACTCAGCGTCAGACCAGCCGAATCGCTCCCGGTCTCCCTTCGCTTCCGGTAGGAGGCAAGGGCGCACCTCATCGCACCACTTCTCCAGATTGTGGTACCAGTTGCACAGCTTGAGGAACTGCCCCTCGATCACGGCCGCCGTCTCGGCCGACTCGGGACGCTTGCGCCACAGCACGACCGATGGCACGTCCTCCGACGTCGCGAAGAACCACGCCACCGGTCGGCCGTGCGCCTGGGCCAGCTTCTCGAGGTGCGTCAGTCGAGGCTCTCGCCTCCCGTTCTCAAACTCGCTGAGCGAGGAGACCGGTATCGCGGTGCTGGCCGCAAGGGCGTCCAGCGTCCACCCCCGCTGTTGCCGTGCGAGTTTCAGTCGATCTCCGATCAAACCATCTGCTCCTTCTAGAACTGCGAAAAGTATACCCCAACTATCGGCTAACGGCTAGTCAAAGAGTTCGCGGTTTGCGAAAATCGATGAGTTTCGAGCGTTATCGGGTCGCGCCCGGGAGCTTCCGACCGGAGCGGACGCTCGACAGCCGGATTCGTGGTCGAAGGACGGCCTTCTGGTCGGTGCCGAACAGAACCGCTCCCTGCATCGACGCCGCAACCGCGCACCCGACGAGGCCGTCCAGCCAGTGGTTGTCGTGTCCCTCGACCCGGAGCTTCCACTCATCGACGGTGCGTCCACGTCCCTCGGTCCGAACCCGGTATTCGCTGGTCAGGTGTTCCGACAACAGGCGATGATGCTCGGGCTTGTGACCAAAGAGCGACAACCCGCCCGGGTCGCCCATCGGTACGGCGAGCCGCGCGTGTACGAACGACTTCCAGAAGTTCGTGTCGAAGAGCACGTGCCGCACCGCGCGCTTCCCGGTGACCACCGGCACTCGCCAGTTCAACCCGACCCGCTCGCCCCGCTTGCGCTTGTAGTCGCTGAAGGGCAGGCTGCTCGCGCCGACATAGCGGCCGTGGCTGGGCGTGAGCACGCTCGCGTGCGGGCTTTGGCGGCAGAACTGATAGACGACGTCGGTCGACGAACCCCAGTTGGCGTCGATCAGGCATCGGTCGATCCGCACCATCGCGCCGTCGTCGCGCCGCCATTCGCGAGCAACCGTCGCCTCGATGAG